GATACTCACCGAGTACGTCATCCCCGCGTTCATGTGGCTCTACAACACCTTCAACGAGAAGATCCTGCCGGTCGTGTCGGCGCTCGTCAAAATGTTCGTCGAGAAGCTGGGCAAGGCCTTCTCCATGATCCGGGAAAAACTTGACGAGAACCGCGAGAGCCTGCAGGGCCTGCGGGACTTCATGGACAAGGTCGCGACGTTCATCCAGCGGTACCTCGGGCCCGCGCTGCTGAACCTGGGCGGCAAGTTTCTCGACGCCGTGATCTGGGGCGTCGGGAAAGCGGTTGACGCCTTCATGAAGTTCGTGAACATCGTCAAGCCGATCGCGTCGGTCATCTTCAACGCGATCAAGTTCGTCATCGAGGCGATCGTCAAGGTCATCAACTTCGGCATCAAGGGCATCAACCTCTTCATCAAGGCATACAACATGCTCCCCGACTGGCTCAAGCCGTTCGGCGACGTGAAGCTCATCCCGGAGATCGTGCTGCCGACCTTCGACCTGTCCGACTCCATGACCGGAGGGTCGGCGATCTGGGGCGAAAACCGCGGCGACATGCCGGGACAAGGCGCCCCCGGAGCCGGCACCGTTGACGTGGGCGGCGGCACCCCTGGCGCAACTGGTGGCTCGTCCGGAGGCACGTCCCGCCTCCGGAAAGCGGCCGAAGCGATCCCGTTCGTCCCGACCGGCATCGACCCGTTCCTCGACAACCCGTTCGTCCGACGCGCCGGAGGCATCGCCGAGGGCGGCATCACGGTCAACGTTGACGGCGGCCTCGCCACGTCGGCGGAGATCGGCCGCGCCGTCGTTGACGCGATCAAGCAGTACACCAACGTCTCCGGCCCCGCGGACATCGCGGTCGCATAGTGCCCACGGCAACCGTCCCTAACGCCGGGGTCTACGACCTCGAGGTGGACACCGGCTTCTCCCCCGACGCCTTCACCCTGGACTCCACCCTCCGCGGCAAGCTCGACGACCCCGACTACGTCCTCGACGGAACGACCGACTTCGCCAGCATCACGAACTACGTCCTCAACGTCACGATCAACCGCGGCCGCCGCGACCCCGACGACAACTTCCCAGCCGGGACGCTCACGTTCACCCTCAACGACACCGGCGCGGACGGCGTCTTCTCCCCCTACGACACCGCCAGCCCGTACTACGACGACACGATCGGCTATCCCGGCCTCGCCCCCGGCCGCGAGATCCGGTTCTCCCGCTACGACTCCTCCAACGTCAAGCAGACCCTCTTCGTCGGCCGGATCGTCAACTACGACTACAACTTCCAGCTCGGCGGCCTGGACACGGTGACGGTCTACTGCGCCGACCAGACCCTCTGGCTCGCCTCGACGTTCCTCACCGCCCACTCCCCGACGAAGCAGTTCACCGGCGCCCGAGTCTCGGCGATCCTCGACCGGGCGGAGGTCAACTATCCGACCGGCGCCGCTCGGAACATCTCCACCGGCACGGTCGAGCTCGGCGGGAGCAGCGCCTATGCGATCGCCGAGGGCACCAACGTCAAGCAGTACTTCGACGAGATCACCTACTCCGCCGAGCGGGGCCGGATCTTCATCGACCGGCAGGGCGTCCTCGTCTCGCAGGATCGGATCGGGGCGACCCTGTCGGCGCCCGTCGTCACGTTCTGCGACACCCCCGGCCACTCGACCCACGCCAAGTACAACAAGCTCGGGATCACGTTTAAGGTCGAGGACATCGTCAACCGGGTCGCCGTGTCCCCGGCCGGTGGTTCCCAGCAGGTCGCCGAAGACCTCGCCTCCCAAGCCGAGTTCCTCGTCAAGGCGCTGTACATCGACGGAAGCCTCCTCCACGACAACGGCGCCGCCCTCACCCTCGCGGACTACCTCCTGTACCCGGAGGCCGAGCCCCGGTTTGACGCCCTTGAGTCATGGTTCGGCAGCCTGTCGGCGACCCTTCGGGACACCTGCGCCACCTTGGACATCGGTAACACCGTCATCATCGAGAAGACGATCCAGGTCGGCGGCACCGGCACGCTCCGATCCGACGAGCTCTCCATTGAGGGCATTTCCCACGTCATTACCTTCGACCGCGGCCACACCCTCCGGCTGTCCACCGCCCCGACCACGATCCTGTACGCCCTCATCCTGGACGATCCGGTGTACGGGCTCCTCGACACAAACGCCCTAAACTAAGGAGAACCCCCTATGGCAGTCCCCCCAGACTTCGTCGCCGGCCAAGTACTCACGGCCGCCCAAATGAACAAGATCGGCGGCTGGCTGGTCAAGACCGAAGCGGTCGGCACCGCCGTCTCCTCGGTCGTCGTGTCCGGCGCGTTCTCCACGGATTACCAGCACTACCGGGTCATCTATGCGGGCGGCGTCTCGTCGGCGTCCAACTACCTCCTCGTGACCCTCGGCGCCACGGCGACCGGCTACTACTACGGCCTCCACGGCACGACCTACAACAACACGACCGCGACCGGCGCCGGGAACAACACGACCTCGTGGATCGGCGGCTACGGGACGTCCGTCTCCAACTCGCTAGACATCGACATCTACAACCCGTTCCTCGCCGACGAGACGATGTACGCCGGCAAACTGGTCGCGGCGATCAACGGCACGACCGGCTACACCGGGTACGTCGGCGGCCACCTCAACAACACGACGAGCTACACCGCCTTCACCGTGTCCCCCCAGGCCGGCGTCACCATCACGGGCGGCACCATCTACGTCTACGGCTACCGCGACTAGGAGACGACCATGCCCGAGCTCATCCAGATCGACGACGTCGTCCGCCCCATGACCCCGGCCGAAGCCGCGGCCCTCGCGGAGATCCAGAATGGGATGCAGTACCCCGACTTCGGCGCGGCGTAGACCGATGGACACCCCCGTCACGGTCGCCGTCGTCTCCGGCGCGGTCGCGATCATCGTCGCGTTCATTCAGGCGGCCAAGAAGCAGAACCACGACGACCACGCCAAGGTCGAGCGGATCCTCGGCCGCATCGAAGGCAAGCTTGACGCCCACATCGACGACGACGGCCGCCATGTCTAGGCGCGACAAGCAGCTCCTCGCCTCCTACGGGCGCGCCTTCGCCGGCGCCGTGCTCACCCTCTGGATCGCCGGCGAGACCGACCCGCAGAAGCTCATCGCCGCGGGCGTCGCCGCGATCCTCCCGCCGCTCCTCCGCTGGTTGAACCCCAACGATCCGGCCTTCGGTCGTGGGTCGACCCGCTAGACCGGGCGTCCCCGGCTCCCGCCCCTACACGGGCTTCGACGGCGTCGCCCCCGGCATCGCGGGCGGCACCGCCCAGTGGATCCTCGAGGCGCGCCGCACCTCCAGCGGGATGCTCGCCAACCTGGGCGCCTACGGCGTCCGCCCCATGCGCGGCAAGAAACAGACCAGCGTCCACGCAACCGGCCGCGCCTGGGATGCCGGCTATCGGACGCGCAAGGGCCGGCCCGCGGGACGCGACCGAATCCTCCCGTGGCTCGAGCGGATCGTGGAGCACAACGCGGAGCTCGGCGTCGAGGCGATCCTTGACTACGCCTTCGGCGCCCACGGCCGCGGCTGGTTCTGCGACCGGCAGAATTGGCTCGTGTATCAGACCGACACGATCCTTGGCGGCGGCAACCCCGCCTCGCAGTGGTTCCACATAGAGCTTTCGCCCCAGTTCGCCAAGGCTCCCGCCCTTATCCGGCAAGGCTTCGACCGAGCGTTCCCAGAAATCCCCCGCAACGCCTAACCCTCCCGTTAGGGTGCCCAGTACCCGACGAAAGGCAAGCGAAGTATGGAACCTTCGACCTACCTCTACGAGCCCTACGTGGCGATCTTGGAGAACGGCCGCGAGGTTCTCGTCCAGATCTTCCGCGACCCCGAGACGGGCCACACACTCCGGGCGTCCCTCGCGTTCCGCCAAGCAGGCGGATCGTGGGGCGTCCCCTACACCTTGGAGCCCCGCTAATGGAAACCACCGCCATACGCCTCATAATCGGCCTTCTGGCCTCTCTGGGCCTTCTCTGGCAGATGCCTGCCTTAGAACGCAGAAATGAGGCCGATCCGGCCGTCCTCGACGTGCCCGCCAGACTGCCCGCCACGACCCTGCCAAGCCCGACCGGCCCGTACCTTCGGACGACCCCGACGACCGTCCCCCTGGTTGGCTGGGTTGACAACTGCGACGACGTGCTCAAGCTCGCCCTCCGGGCCGGCTGGCCGCCCGAGCTCCTGGCGCACCTTGGCCGGATCGCATGGCGCGAGTCCGGATGCAAATCGTGGGCGTTCAACCCGAAGGACACTGCCGGAGGCTCGAGGGGTCTGCTGCAGATCAACGGCGCCCACACGAAGAGCACCGACTGGAACCCGGAAGGCTGGCTCCAGTCCCAGCGGATCGGCATCAACGACGAGGACGACCTCTTCAACGCAGAGCTCAACCTTCGCGCCGGATGGGCGCTCTACCAGTACGCCGAGCGGTACTATGGCGACGGCTGGCAACCGTGGAACGCAACCCGCGACCGCAACTAGCCACACCCGACAACTAGGAGATCCCGACATGAGTCTCAACGAAGAACCGAACCGTCCCGACCCGGTGCTCCGAGCGTTCACGGAAATGATCGAGGCGACGTTCGTCAAGCGGCCCACGGCCGACGAGGTGCGCGCCGCCGAAACGGAGGGGGCGCTGCACGACCTCCGCGAAGCGCTCCGCGACCTCGACGAACAGCTCACCGAGCTCCTCGGCCTCATCCACGAGCTCCGCCGTCTGCGCCGCTCCGACACCTACCGGCCGGAGATCTAATGCGCCGCGGCCGATACACCTATGCGGGCGGCCTGCGCCGCGAGATGCGCTGGTGGCGGGGTACGCACCTCTGCCACTACTGCCAGCAGGCGATCGCCCTCGAGTACCAGACCGACGCCGAAACACCCGACGAGGAAGCCCGCGACAAATACCGGGCGCTCCGCGCCAAGCGTTGGCACGCCCGCATCGAACGTGACCGCTCCGTCTGGGCGTGGTGCTCCTTCTACTGCTTGGAGGTCGACTATGAGTCGTGATCTGACGATCTTCGACCCGATCCTCGGAGCCGAGCTTGCCGTTGAGGGCGCCGACCGCGCCCACGCCGCGGCGACCGACGCCTGGAAGGCCCACGCCCGCGACACCATCCTTGAGGTCGGCCGCATGGCCCCCACGTTCACCGTGTCGGACGTCGTCCGCTGGTGCGAGGTGCGTGACCTCCCGCTGCCGGCCAACGGCTCCGCCTGGGGTTCGGTGTTCCGCCGCCTGTCGACCGACAAGCGGATCGTCTTCACCGGCGAGATGCGACCCAGCCCACGGGCCCAGCGCCACTCTGACCTCGAGCGCGTCTGGAGGCTCGCCTAATGCTCTACCTCATCGTCTGCTGTCTCATCGCCGGGTTCGTCGGCGCCCGCATCAGCACCTACCTCTGGGAGAATGACCGCTAATGGGCTTCAACCTGGAGGACTACGAGCCGGTAGCGGCCCGCCTCGCCCGCTGGCTTGAGCAGACCGAAGGCCAGCCCCGCGTCATCACCCACCTCGTCCACTACCAGGAGAACCGGTGCGTCTTCCGCGCCGAACTCTGGGTCGGCGACGTGCTCATCTCGACCGGCTGGGCCGAGGAGACCCGCGGAGACGGCAACGTGAACCGCACCTCTCACTTGGAAAATTGCGAGAGTTCCTCGGTCGGGAGGGCGCTCGCGAACGCGGGCCTCGCCGGGTCGGATCCGAATAAGCGTCCATCCCGTGAGGAGATGGGGAAGGTCGCCCGGGCCGGAGGGACTGGTGGTACCTCCGGCTCGGGTTCCAGCGGCGGCGCCACGGACAAGCAGAAGGGCTTCATCCGCAAGTTGGCATGGGATAAGGGC